AAGAATCAGAAGGAAGAGATCTGAGGGTAATTGTTATTGGTGGTAGAGTTGTTGGTGCTATGCAACGCAAATCTACTGATGGTTCATTTAAAGCCAATATTTCCCGTGGAGGTCAAGGGGAAGCATATGATGTGGATGACGAATTGGAAATGCTTAGTATTCAAGTTGCAAAAGCTCTTGATCTTGATATTGCTGGGGTTGACTTATTATTTCACGATGACGGATATAGAATCTGTGAAGCAAATTCTGCTCCAGGATTCAAAGGATTTGAAGAATCATTAGGAATTAATATTCCTCAGAAAGTTTTTGATTATGCCAGTTTGAGGACAAATTCTTGACCACGCAAAACTTTTAATAAGACATGATCAAATCACTGTTTAGTATTATGTTTGCTGCTCTTATGTGGGTTCAAGTTCCACAATGGAGTGACGATTGGTCTAAGTGTGCGGTTGATGTACCAGACACAGCATGTCATTGGTACATCACAGCACCAGATAGCACGATGGGTGAAGGATTCAGTTGGGCTAATGCTCCATGGTTCAGTGTCGAAGGTCTCCGTGATATTGGAGAACTTCATAATACAATGGCAACAATTCAAACTGCGAGTGAAGCATGAATCATTATCTAATTTTCGTATATGGTGTGTGCTTTGCTCTCATTGGGGGTGCTGCATTCGCAATGATGTGGGCAAATATCATGTCACTTGATATGAAACCACAACCTCCAACAAAACCAAAACATCCTGAAGCACCTGAAGTAGGTGAAGAGGTGATGTATGTTGATCTCTCTAGAGAACGACTTGAGGACCTTTACAAACAAGATAAAGATTGATATACTAGGGGTCTACGGACCTCTTTTTTTATGAGAATTTTTCTAGATACAGCAGACACAGAAGTTATTCGTAAGTATTTTAGTACTGGATTAGTTGATGGTGTCACAACTAACCCCTCACTCATTTTAAAGAGTGGTCGTAATCCTGAGGATGTATATCAAGAGATTAAAGATATTGGTGTTCAAGACATCAGTATGGAAGTGATGGGTAGTGACCTTGATATGTACGATGAAGGTATTCGTTTGTATGAAAAGTTTGGTAGTGTATGTACGGTTAAGGTTCCATGCACACGCGAAGGATTGATTGTTTGCAAACGTCTTTCCGAACAAGGTATCAAGGTAAACGTCACGCTCATCTTCTGTGCCTCTCAGGCGGTCCTAGCAGCAAAGGCGGGGGCAACATATGTTTCTCCCTTTGTAGGACGTTTAGACGACCAGTCAGTAGCAGGTCTGGAGGTTGTCAGATCCATCTCTGAGTTGTATCGTATCCATAGGATGCCAACCCAGGTTCTGTCTGCATCAATCCGTAATGTGCAACGTGCTATTAGATCATGGTACAATGGTGCAGAGATTTGTACAATGCCACCAAAGGTATTTGATCAAATGTATGACCACATTCTTACAGACAAAGGTATGGAAATTTTTGAAAACGATTGGAAAGGAGTTGTGAAATGAGTTTTATAGTATACTCAAAGGATGGATGTCCTTATTGCGATAAAGTCGGACATGTATTACGACTTGCAGAAATTAAGCATGTGATATATAAACTTAACAGGGACTTCACCCGCGAAGAGTTCTATGATAAATTTGGAGAAGGTTCTACCTTCCCAAGAGTAGTCAAAGATGATGAACTTATTGGCGGATGTATGGAAACTGTCAAATATCTAAGGGAACAAAAACTAGTCTAATGGAACAAAACCTCATCGACATCTATGATCTTATCGAACATGCTATTGATAATGCCTTTGAGGGGAGAATGAATCTAAAGTTTTATGATTATCTAAAAGATAATAAAACTAAGAAACATGAAATAGATCATTTCATTGAAAGTAGCACAGCTGCTGAACTCAGTGAACTCACTATGGACCTTGATGAATATCTTGCTGGTGGATCTGATAACGAACATAAACAACTTCGTGAAGGATATGGGCATATTCCTAAACCACAAGCAAGAAAAATCAAAACATATTTGTACAGTATCTTAGAAGATGCATGGAGGTATAGTCGTGACAGAAGACCTGGACGAAGAAAAAAGAAATCTAAATAAATCAGATCCTCACATAAATCGTGGGGTAGAGTTGCTACTACGCAACAGGAGGGGAATACCAGAACCGCCTAAAACTTTTCAGATAAAGTTTGGTAATATGGTTGCTCTCTTTCGACGAGAGATTGTATTTCATTTAAACTTTTATCTGGATATTAGAAAGAAATAAATCTCTGGAGTATAAAAAAATGTTAGCAGTAACACTTACGATTGGAACACTTGTTTCAATTATGTTCTTTTTTGTGGGAGGTGTGGTAGGATGGTTAGCAAGGGAGAATACATGGGTAAATCAACCAATTTACACGCATCCAGAGATGTTTGATGAAAATGGAAATGTATTACCTGACGAAATTTTAGCAGTACGATTTGAAAATGGCTATGACGAACTCGACCAAGAAGACGACGATTAGAAAACCTAGGGTAACTAAACCAAAGGCAAAAGTAGTTGCTGCAAAGAAAGCAGCACCTGCAAAGATTTCTGCGAATACGGAACTTCCAAACAATCCTTTTATATTTGAAGTTTTGGAACTTGCTTCTGCACAAAGATCTTCTGCAAAGAGAGTAGAAATCTTAAAGAAGTATGAGGATAACTCAATCAAATCTGTTTTGATTTGGAATTTTGATGAGAGTGTTATCTCTATGATTCCTGAGGGTGAAGTTCCTTATGCTGAACCTACTGAACAAACTGCATATGCAGGTTCTCTTTCGGAAAATATTTCTAGAGAGATGGCAGGTGGTGAATCTGCAACGGGACAAGATCTTGATGGTAGAAACAAAACTTCTCTCCGCAAAGAATGGGTTAATCTCTATAACTTTGTGAAGGGTGGTAATGATTCTCTTACGAAAACCCGTAGAGAGATGATGTTTATTAATATTCTTAGAGGACTTCATCCTAAAGAAGCAGAGATTCTTATTCTGGTAAAGGATGGACTTCTTACTGACAAATATAGATTGACAAAAAATATGGTTTCTGAAGCATATCCTGATATTCAGTGGGGAGGTCGTTCCTGATGGCAAATCAATTAGGTGAAATGCCTAGTAAAACGGAGGAGAAAGAAATGGCCAATTATGGGTCAGAGGAAAGTAAAGTTAATCCATCTGATTATGATTGTCAAATTCTATTAGAGAAAACAACCCATGAGATTGCAAATGATAAGTCTTTTCCTACAGATGCAAGACTTATCTGGTACATTGTTGATGGCGTAGAGTGTATGGATCTTACTCGATGTAATAAAGTATCAAAGATGTTTGATATGTATTATGATCGATATGGAAAGGGATCAGTTCAAAAAATTGATTTCGGATATGGATCTATCAATCCAAAACTCTGGGGTATTAAACCAAAAGAACAGAAGAAAAGAAAATGAGTAAAGGTTTTGAAAAAAAGTTATTTGATGTAGAAGTTGAAATGCCTCATGAGGAGATTCAAAAACTCATCAAAAGTTATAAGAAAATAAAAAAGTATTCAAAATCATCTATGCATGAGATTGAAAAACTTCATGGCAAAAAAACAAAAGTTGAAAAACTTGTTGATGAGTATGGTGCGGAATAAATATACCAGCAGGTAAATACGTATGCTTTCTACCCAATATAGGTTGCGACTTGAAGCAATCTGTGAAAAGATAATTCTTAATGAAGAAGTAAGTCTAGATGATATGATTTGGGCAAACAAATTAGCAAAGTCCAATCAAAGTGCATCATCAATACTAAGGAAAGCACGTAGGCAAGCAAGAAATCCTGACATGAGGGAAGGTGGTCTTGATGATTTTATGAACCAGATGGACCTTGGGGACCCTGATCCATCTAATCATTCATCAGGGTTCGGTAGTGCCGATGATATTGCAGACTGGTTTTCTCATGAAAAAACTGATGACTGGAGACAACGTGATTAATGATTATGTTACAATCACAACATGGGATAGACAATTCCAGTGTGTACGCTATCATTGTATTCATAAGTCTTCTCCCAATCCAGTAAGAGAAGTAAAAAATTTATTCCCATTCGAGGAAGTATACGAAGATGCAAGCAGTAATTTACAGTAACGGTAGTCAAGAATGTGAACGAGCTGGTATGCTCTTGAAAAGTATTCATGAGGACTTTCATGAATACTTCTTGGACGAAGATTTTACAGAGAATCAGTTTCATGCAGAGTTTGGTGGAAATGCAGAGTATCCACAAATCTCTATCGGACTCAAACATCGTGGTGGTCTCAAGGAGACCTTGCATTATTTGAATAACCACAATTATAAATGTTCGTGTTGATACGAAGACACTTGACTAAATAAGATATGAGGTCTATAATAGACCTATCGTTCATCCGAGAGATCGGACGCAAGTAAGTCGCGCAACGGAGCGTTGATCCCATGATTGAATTTCTATTCTATTCATCACTCACATGCCAACAAGCTGATACAATCATGCTGAAGATGAAAGCAAATGAGAATCTCTCAAATGCTTTTAAGGTAGAGTTGATAGAGACCGTAAAGGAATCTACACCTGAGTGTATATGGGACGCACACGACTGAAGGAACGGGGATTAAAACCCTCTATTACTTTAGGAGTACCTACAATGAACACACTAAACATGATCAAGAAGCAGATCAACAAAGCATCTGCAGTTCACAACGCACAGATTACCCACACCTCATATCGTGGTGTTGAGTATTCTACTCGTTGTGTAGAAAGCAAAGAGTCTCACGGGACTTTCTGCTATCGTGGACGCACTTACACTAAGTGATTGTCAAACCGATTAAATAGTGTTATGATGGGAGGGAAACCTCCCATTTTTTATGGAAAGAGATAAACTAAAACTGATAGTAAAGAATCTAAAACTACTGGTTGATGCTCTAGAGTCTGAGGTATACTCTGATGTGGATGTATACACGACCAAGCAAGAAAATTTTGATGATCCTGCTTCCAACTACATATTAGATTATGACGAAGTTTTTGAGGACGACGATGGATAAGATAGATACACAAGGGATGAGTTTCCCTAGTAATGGCAAATCAAAATCAAAGAAATCCTATCCACCACTGGTGATACCAAAAAGAAATGTCTTTACTGATTTAGAAAGACAAGAACTAAAAGACATTATTAACGAGACACTTGATGAACGAGAACAACGTAAAACTAATCAGCGCAACTCCTGATGCAGAGAAGCACATGGCATACTGTGCCCGTGTGTCGAACCCCAACAACCAGGAGAATGAAAAGTTCTCTGGACTCCTCAAGTATTGTGTGAAGCATCAACACTGGAGTATCTTTGAGCAAGCATATATGACTCTGGAGTTGAATACTACTAGAGGAATCGCAGCTCAAGTGTTGCGACACCGTTCATTTACATATCAAGAATTTTCACAACGCTATGCTGATAGTTCCTTACTCGCGGAGGAGATCCCTCTACCTGAACTACGCAGACAAGACACCAAGAATCGTCAGAATAGTATTGATGATATTGATGCGTTTACCCGTCAAGACTTCCAAATCAAAATGCAACGACACTTTGAAGCAGGAATGAAACTTTACAAAGAGATGCTTGATGCATCGATTGCAAAGGAGTGTGCTCGTTTTGTATTACCTTTGGCATGTCCCACCAAAATTTACATGACTGGATCTGTGAGGTCATGGATCCATTATATCGATTTGCGTTCTGCAAACGGTACACAGAAGGAGCATATGGATCTTGCGCTAGGTGCGAAAGAAATCTTCTGTCAACAATTCCCTGCCGTTGCTGAAGCAATGGAATGGGTTTCATAAATATTTACACCAACAATTGAGCTATGCCAACATACCCTGTTATTAATCTAGAAACAAAAGAGAAGAAGACACTCAGTATGACTATGAAAGCATATGATGTGTGGAGAAAAGAGAATCCAGGATGGGATAAAGACTGGTCAGAAGGATGTGCAGGACAGTCTACTGAGTTTAAGTGGACTGGAGAAGCCAAGTCTAGTGGATGGAATGAAGTTTTAGATCGTTCATCTAGGCAACCAGGTGCCACTGTCAGTAAAAACCGATACTACGGTTAATTCTTTTTAATCTTTTTATAGCGTATGACCTCAAAGAAAAAGTCTCAATCACCAGTTCCATTCGGAATGTCTAACAGACAGATGAAAAGAAAAAAACCAATCAATACGGATTTGATGAAACCCATCGAACCGTTAACAGAAAATCAGCAAGAACTATTTCGTTGCTATAAGAACGATCAAAACATCGTTGCTTATGGTGCAGCAGGCACAGGAAAAACGTTTATCACCCTCTACAATGCCCTAAGAGATGTTCTTGATACAAGGACTCCCTATGAGAAAATCTACATCGTCAGGTCTCTTGTAGCAACCAGAGAGATTGGTTTCTTACCTGGTGACCATGAAGATAAGTCATCTCTATATCAAATTCCATATAAGAATATGGTAAAGTATATGTTTGAGATGCCAAATGATAATGATTTTGAGATGTTGTATGGCAATCTTAAGAATCAAGGGACCATAAGTTTCTGGTCTACTTCATTCATTCGTGGCACAACTCTTGATAATGCAGTTATTATTGTTGATGAATTTCAGAACTTGAATTTCCACGAACTTGATAGTATAATTACAAGGATAGGAGAGAATAGTAAGATTATGTTCTGTGGAGACGCAACACAATCTGATCTTATTAAGACTGCAGAGAAGAATGGTATTGCCGACTTCATGCGAATCCTTAGAACAATGCCATCTATGGACATCATTGAATTTGGTGTTGATGATATTGTTAGGTCTGGTCTCTGTAAAGAATACTTAGTTGCAAAAATGGATTTGAATTTATGATTTTTGAGCATTGTAATTACCTTGGTGACCTTGAATTAAATAAGAAAGAAACTAAAGGCATCCGTCTCTATAACCTTCCAAATGGAGACTGGGTGCCTTCTATTACTTCTGTGACATCTTTCTACAATCGACAGATCTTTATCAACTGGCGAAAGAGAGTTGGTGTTGAAGAAGCAAACAAAATCACAAAGAAAGCAACTACCCGTGGTACTGATTTCCATGAAGCAGTTGAAGTATACATGCGGAACAATGAAATAAACTGGGATGACTTTCGCCCTCTTACTCAGTTTATGTTTCATCATGCTAAACCTTATCTAGATAAGATAAATAACGTACATGCTATCGAAAGAACTTTGTACTCAGAGTATCTTGGTTTAGCTGGTAGGGTTGACTGTATTGCAGAATACGAGGGAGAACTTGCAGTCATTGACTTTAAGACTTCTGAAAAAATTAAACCTGAGAAATGGTTGGAAAACTATTTCGTTCAAGAAACTTTTTATGCTGCTGCTTACTATGAACTGACTGGCATCCCCGTTAAAAAACTCATCACTATCATGGTTACACCTGGTGGAGAGGTTAAAGTATTTGACAAAAGAAACAAAGGGGATTATATTAAGTTATTAGTTAGATACATTAAAGAGTTTGTACATCACAATATTGGGTCAGAGGATGGATAAAGAACTAGAAAAGGCATTAGAAAACAAGTTCTTTTGCCCTACCCGCTTTACACAGGAAATTGAAACTCTTGTTTTAAAAAATAAGAGTATGACTTACATTGATGCTATCGTTCACTTCTGTGAACTGAATAGTATTGATGTAGAGTTTGTTCCTAAACTTATCACTAAACCTTTAAAAGATAAGGTTAAGTGTGAAGCTCAGGAACTAAATTTCTTGAAGAGAAGTTCCAGAGCAAAACTACCAATTTGATTTCATTTTTGTTCGAAAAAAATCCGACAAAAATTTGACCCTATTACTTTTTTCATGATGCCCTTTGATTTTTTTCTAAATAAATTAGATGCCTTTTGAAAATGTCTATCTGGGATGATTTAAAAAACTTTGAATTGCCGGAATATGACCCATACATTCCATATTCTACTGTGTCCGAACAGCAATCTGCTTGGTATCAGAAAAACAAAGAACGTCTTCAACAGAAGGCCCGTGACTATTTGAATGAGAACCGTGATGAAGTTAATCGCAAGCGCCGAGAAGCGAGATCTACTGAACCGTATCGGTCAGAGTATCTCGCGAAACAACGTGAGAGGAGACGTAATAAAAGTGGTTCCCTTTGA